GTAGTAATTCAGGCTTGAGGCCCACTTTGACCGATACAACACCATCTACTAACACCATCTGATACTATCGTAAATCCTTGATATTGGGCTAAAGCAGCACCACTAGCAGTATCTTGATTTGCGCCAGCAATATGGCCTGATATTTCATCACTACCATTAAATGCAAGTAGAAGTCCTCCGGAATCTAATTGATGAAAGTTTAATATTCTTCCCGGATTAGCAGAGGCAGCAGGTAAGGTAACTGTGCAAGGAGTGGCAGTTGAATGTCCAATAATTGTATAGTCAGTAGCAACAACAGAATAACTCGCAGTAGTGCCAGTAATTGTTGTGACCTTTCCGGCAAAACTGCCATTTAATTCTAAAGTTTGAGTGGGAGTTCCATCACCCATAATGGCTATTTTCTCATTTGCAGCATCAAGATGAATAGCATATTCACTAGCATCTGATTCAACTCTAAAATCAATATCTAATTGTCCATCATTAAAAACAACACTTGGAATATCGGCATCTAATGTCATTAATGTTTTAGTAACTCCACCATCATCAACTGTGAATATTAAATCTTTGTCTGGTCGTATGGTTGCAATAGTCACATCGCCATCAGCATCACTACTAATACTTAAAGCCTCTAAATATAAATCACTAGAAGCGTAACCAATTGATAAACTCTTATCATCTTGACTTGTTGTTATGTATTGCACTTGAATACTAGCATAGGCGTCATCAGCAATTCCAGCAGGTAATTTAACTACTGCAACAATAACATCATCAGGCTGCGCTGTTCCTGCCCAATCCATTAATTTAGGTATTTTACCACCTGAATAATTATTCCCGCCGGAATCACTATCTCCCCTAATTTTAATTGCGCCAGACCCATTTACAACTATTAACAAATAAACATCAAGAGTAGCATGTGGAGTTAAATCAGAAGAACTGCTAGTGCTACCATCATCATAAGCAGTATTCATAGTTACTGCGCTTAATGCTGAAACTGTTATTAATTTACCATGTCTAAATACTTTACCAGCAGCAACGGCTATTGTGCTAAATGTTCCTCCATCAGCCAAAGTAATATCAAAATCAGTTTCACTTGCTTTAACAGGATAACTTCCTTTAACCATTTGGCCAAATGCTTTGAATAAACCACTATGGGGGAAATCTAAATCATCACGAATAGGATTAGTAATACTCGTATTCATTTCGCTAATAAAGAACGGGTTTTCAGTTGCCATATTATTCTACCTCAATTGTTAATGTAATGTCTATTTGGTCACTATTTGCAAACGGTCCAACTGCGTTAAAATTAATTCTAGAAAGTAAAGTAGTTTCGACTCCATAACTTGTTGTCGTTCTAAGTTCATCAAATTGGTCATCTGCTGGAGCAGTTGCACTAAAGATTCCTAGTTCTCTAATTGTATTACCTTCTAACTGAGTTCCAGTATAGGAAACAGTAAAGTCAATAGTAGTATCATCAGAGATAGCATTTGTGGTAGCCGTGTTTGCTGCTAGAATTGGAACATCTAATACGTTTTGATTAGGATTAGTCGAATCTCCTCCTGCCCCAACATTAGCCAACTGAAAGAACTCTTTCAGGAATAATGCTACTTTCTGTTTTGCTTTATTCGTTATCATATTAAATCCTTGTCCAATAATACTGTCTTGCTTACAGAGCCTAAACTCGTATTAAATCCTATTGGCGCACCCGTATTGGTGCCACCTGACACGGCTATATCAACCGGGTAATTAAACCCTATGGTGAAGGGGCTATCCACAATCCCTGATTTTTCTATTCTTATTTTCAGTTCTCTAATTGCAAATGATTCAAAGAAATCTGAGGTTTCACTAAAGGTCTTAAATTTGCTCGCCCTAACTGCGGCTGTGGTCTTTTTCTGTTGAGAAACTAACTCTGCTAATCTATCAGTTAATCCCTTATTGTATTGGCCAACTTCTAATTCTGTAAATAGGTAGTGGTTATGGCGTATCTCTAATACCATGTATTCTCCCTTTGCAATACCTTCATTTGGGAAATCCATAGTAATAACATCACCGGGCTGTAATAATTCTATACCTGCACCAGCAATTGTAATTGTAATTCTGTAATTATCTTCATGGTGAATCTTTAATAAATTTCTAGCCCTTTGTTCAACTTCTTGTTGTGTGACTAAACTCTCATCAAATTCTTCTAATGTTTTCTTTCCAACCTTATTTATGCTTTTCTTGCGACTCCTTATTGCTTTCCTGCTCTTTCCATAAACAATAACTTCATTAAATACATCAAATAGGGATTCCCCTCTACTCACTTCAATTACACTAATATCATTATTATCTGAAGTTAGTTTAACATCAGTATAATCTAGGGTTTGATTATCAGGGCGTAAGGTTATACCATCAGGTTTAATAATCATTCTCTTATCCTTATAGGATGCTAGTAAGTCTATTGCGGAATATAAATCAGAACCGGAGAATGTTGGTGCAGCGAAATATGGGAATGTTTTACTAGTGGATGTATAATTAATATCATGTTCCTCTAGAATATCATTTACTATTTGTTCAGCCTCTTGACAAACTGTTACTGCTGATGCAATATTGGCAACCTTTGGTCTTTTAATGTTTGAAGGTAATGGAGTTTTAATTGTGAAAATTTCACCAAGCGAAACAATTCCAGCCATCTTTTCAAAGGAATCACTGAATTTAACTTTGCAACTATATGTTGAAGTTTCTGCACTATCAACATGCATACTTCTTCTTAATTGAGTTACTCCATCATTCATTAACATATCATAGGAATTATTTGGCTCAAATCTCTTATCAGTTCCAAAAATTGTCCGATAGTTTCTTGGGACAATATATCTAGCACTAGTATCTGTGCTATCCATATCCACTAAAACATACATTGATTGAATAGCATCATTATACCCATGTTCATTTCTTCTAGCAGATACTTTTTCTTTTTGCCAAATATTGATATGGGGAGTATCACCATACATTTCATCAGAATCAGGTCGCTTGGTATATTTAGAAGTCATCTTGTATAATTCTAATGTTTGTGGAGTCTTAGGCCAAAGGCAAGTTTCTGCTGGTTGCATTACTCTGTAAAATGCTGAAGGAGTTTGACCATTATCTACTGTAATATAATGCTTTTGTCCAGCATCTTCTGTTGAAACAGTGTGAGATATAATGTAGTGCATCTTATATGGGTGTGTTCCCTCAACAGAAACAACTGCGGCTTTTCCTGTATCACCAACAGTATTATCTGTCCATGCTCCTTGAAATCCCGGATAAGTTGCATCAGATGAACTGTTTAAATCATTAGTATTATATTCATATGCTTGAGTTGAAATCAAATAACAACCTGTTAAATTAGGAGCATACTTAAGCCAATGATTATCATAGTTTCCCGCATCAGTTGGGTTTGCATCAGGAAGGTCAAATTCCCAAGTTGATACTTCATTATAGTCTCCATTAGGATTCGGTGTAGCGTGTTCATAAGAACCAGTAATAGCGCGGTCATCTCCAACATGGAGCAATGGTTTCAATACAAAGTGAATACCATCAGAAAGTGTATCGGGTGCAGTAGCCGCCGCAATAGTCACCCCATCTGAATCTTCTTCGGCAAATTCAACAGATTGACTAGCATATGCTGTTGCTCCTGTTTCAGCCTGAAATTTCTTTTGTTCTGTCTTAGCATATAAGAAATTCCACTTGGGTCTTGATTGTGCTGAAAGTTTAGTAGTAACATCAGATAAATCAACAACTGAACCAATTCCCACTTCTGGCTCCCCTTTTAATTCAATTGGGAATCTTCCAATAATAACGGCTTTGCACCCACGATAAACTTCTTGTTCAGTGACCGCTTCATGTAGTAACCAATGTAACATTCTAGATGGATGAACTGCATCATGGTCAGATTGCTCTGCACCAAATAAATTAGCAGTAGTATCTATAACAGTGTGATTATTTCCACCCGAATCAATAAATACTGGAGGCAGAATAATGGAAGCCATACTAGATAAATCTTCTGAACCCCCAAAATTAGTATCCCATTTAGATGAAGTTCCACTACTAGCCGGATAAATACCTCTAATAATTGCCCCTTGAGTTGGCATAAGTTCCTTTGAAGTTGCTACTGTAATATCTGCAAACATATTTTCTCCTCCCCTTCCTTGCATTTCAGTTGCTAGCCAACCATTACTTCCCTGAAGTTTGAGAATATGAACTTTTCCAGTATATGCTGCTCCATCAATTAGATTTACCTTAGCCGCTAATGTAATTACAGTTCCAGTTGGGGCTGTTGAAGCATGGCATCTACCTAAAAATCTTCCATCAGGGGTAAATAGATAATCATTCACAGAAAGGTTTCCACCGGTTGTATTTGATGTTGCCACAGTATAATCAGTAGTATATCCAGTAATTTGAGTAGTAGTAGAATAAGCAGTATAAAAATCAGTTTGTTTCAATGGCATATATCTATTATAGTCAAATGCCCCAACTCCATCAATATTAAAGTCTGGTGGTAATTCCGCATCAAGTAGGTTAAAGTGCCAATCAAATGTCAATTCCTTAAGACGCATTAACCCAACCCTTTTCATTTGATTACCAGTGATAGAACTTTCTTGGATTTCAAGTTCCTCAAAGGATTCATCAGTAAACTGTTCTCTTGGTAAAGTTCCCAAATAATTGTAATGAGAAATTCCACTACCTTCCTTTGTTCCTTCACCCCTTACAATCAAACTATAATCTGTAATATCTCTAGCAGAATATCCCAAATGATTCTCTCTAGTCATACTTTCAGGATATATATCTCCCGGAGCAAATATAAACCACCGTAGCATCTTTGGGTCAAATATTTCCATTCTATCTCTAGCCCTAGTAATTGTATTCTCTTTATATCCTTCAATTCTATTTGTTCCTGTCGTTGGGGCCCAATCTCCCAAAGTAGAATGATGATAATGTGGTAATTGATGCAAACCGGGGGTAACATCAGTATCAGCATAAATAGTAAAGTCTTGGAATGCACTACCATGAGCGGAGAAAATTCCTCTTGTTTCTGGTGCAAATTGATTAGTGCGCTCTCTAGTTAAGTAGTTAGTATTTGTCGTAAAGAAATTCTCCTTGTTCTTAATTTTATATGTTGACCCGCCTAATTTATATGCAGTAGCATAAGCGTTAACATTTCCTCTATTTCTTGAATAATTACCCTTTGGAAGTCCCGTAGCAAGTCTGAATAGACTGAAATAAATACTTCTTAATCCACCCTTTTGTAAATCGAAATATCTATACATGGTATTGCCATATTGAGAAGTTGTTGTAGGTAATGACGTTGTGGACATTCTACTTCCGGGAGTTATATGATGCTCTAGATTAAAATTAATTGGTCTATATGTTGCTCCATCAGTGTGATGCCTAATTAATCCTGAATCTACTAAGTGCAATATTCCACCATTGTTTAATCCCTGAGTATTCAATAAATACATTCCATGTTCTGATTCCCCCTCTAATGTTGCACTAGAATAATATAATTGTTCATTGTCTGCTAATGCAATATTTGGTCTATTAAGTAGCATTGACCAAATTAGAATTGTGATAACATCACTAGATGAAGAATAAGACCCCACTTCAATTCTTTCAACTGTTCCTATGTATGTGCCATCTGATTTATAGACTGATTTGCCACGACCGAACCAATTTAATGTATTTGCAACACTTGGTATAGTTCCACCATTAGCATCAATTAAAACTCTAGTATTTGTTCCTACTGTAATTGCACCGCTAACATATAAGCCACTAGCAGTTAATGTGAAGAATCTACTGTCCTTTGGATTTAAGTCCACACGACCCAATACTGCTGGGCAATTAGGAGCAAGTTCAATTATTGCATTTTCTTCCTTAGCATCAATATTTACAATGGTATAATGACTCAATGAATTAATTGTATGAACTTCTGAATGAGTAGTCGAAGCCGATAGTTCATCAGATAAGCGGCAAAAGAATGGTAAATCGGAACCAACACTCTTTGGAGAATTAATGTAATATCCCCTTGCCTTAGTATGGGCATATGCTGAAGTTCCCACTAATGCTGAACCATCAGCAGCAGGTTGTCCATCAGCATCATCAGTTAGTTTTAATCCTGAATTGAAAAATAATCCCTTATTAGATGCCCCTCTTAATGAAGTTGGTGAATTAGTTGCAGATGGGCTTGATTGTATTGCCTTACCAAATCCAGTATAATTATCATCTGCTGTTATTTTATAGAGGGTATCTGATATTTGTGCATTACACATAAACCTATGTTCTGGAAAAATAGTAGTTGATGAGATTTTCCAAACTTTGCATAAGAAATCAAATCGTGATGCAGAACTATTCCAAACAAAAAGAAAATCTCCGGCACTTGGCATTGTTCCAGCCCCAGTAGTTGCCATAGATGCATCCTCCTGTTGTGTAGTAGCAGTAATTATTGTTCTATTTATAGTGGTTGGAACACTTACAGGTAAATGGGTAGAGTATACCCAATCCCTAGAATACTCATAATTCCTGTTAATCACTGGTCCAAGCAATTTACTAATATCATTTCTGCCAGAAACATGGAACATATATTTCCCATCTTCCACATACTCTTCAATACTTTCAACCGTCCCACTGAAAATTTTCTTCTCTAAAATAAATGAGCCATTGAAATAATCAAGAACATTGGAATAGGCTAAGGATTCCTTTTGATACATCTGAACTCTTGGTTCTTGTAGTTTTATATATCCATTGACTGAATCACCATATTTAACATCAAGTCTATGGCCGGAATATTCAGAATCAATTAACATCAATTCTAAGTTATTAAGTCTACTTTCCGTGAAAGCCGTTAGTGCAGTTCCATTATAGGCTAACTTTCCAATGGCAACTTCCCTAGAATCGGCATCATCATGTGTAACTTCTGTATCTATTGGGAAATCAACTAATATGGTTTCAGTTACTTTACTCCACTGTTTTCTTTTTGCAGTAGCATCTGATACTGTTTCTTGGATAGTTCCACTAGAATAGAATGCTTCGGTTGCACCCCTATATTTATTTATTGTAACCACTTGTTCATAGGTAGCAAGGCCAGCATTAAAGGCTGGAGCAGCAATAGAAC